CGGCTATTGCAGCGTCGAGCCGACAACGGCACCGCCGCGAAGCGATGCGAGGCATTGAATGGCGAATGAAGTAACAATCGTCGCTGTTGACGATTTTGCGCTTCGCACGGACAACTGCGGCGACGGCGTTCCCGAATATCTTGAAAACGTAGCTACCATCACTCAAGCTGAGATGGATGCGGTTCGCGAACGACTGATCAAGGCATGGGACGATTTGTACATGTTCGGCGTGTTTGAATTCATCGCAAACGCTCCGGACCCCAATGCTCGCCCCTAACACCAGCAACGTCGCACCCTACGAGCTGATGTCGCCGACGCTGTTGGCGCAGCAGCCGCCGTCGCTGTCGCCCGAACCAAAGAACGCGAGCAAAGTCTGGAATCGGTATTTCAGCTACCTCGAATCGCGCATGAACTCGTTGCGCAATTGGCGCTATTCGTGGTGGGCATACTGGTCGGTGCTGGCGAGATTTTTCAAGCCGGCGCGCTACGTTTGGTTGGTCGTGGCAAATCGTATGTGGAGGGGCTCTCCGCTTAACGATGCGATCATTGATTCCACCGGGCAACTTGCGGTACGGACGTGTCGCTCGGGAATGTGGACCGGCCTGACGTCGCCGTCGCGGCCTTGGTTCAAACGCGACGTGTCGGTGCCCTGGATCAAGCTAGCGCCGGATGCCATCGCCTGGCTGGAGCATAGCGACCAGGCCGTTTACACGGTGCTGGCGCAATCGAATTTTTACGACCGCATGGTGCAGTTGTTCGAAGATATCACCGTCTTCGGTACCTCGCCGATCATCGTCTATGAAGACTCCGAAGACGTGGCGCGGTTTTATCTTGCGTGCGCTGGCGAATACTACGTGGCGAACGGCGCGCGGCTGGCAGTCAATACGTTCAATCGTGAGTTCGTATTTTCGGTGCAGCAAATCGTGGATATGTTCCGCCTGATCAATTGTCCGGAGCAAATCCGTAAGCTGTGGCAATCCGGCGAAGGATCGTCGCTCGATACCGAATTCGTCGTTTGCCATTCGATCGAGCCGAATTTTGCGCTCGACATGAAGGACGGCAGCAAAGGGTGGCTCGTTCCGTCAAAGTTCACGTGGCGCGAAACGTACTGGCTGAAGGGCATCAAGACCGAAAAGCCGCTTTCGATTAAAGGTTTTCACGAACAGCCTTTCGCAGTGTTTCGTTGGGCCACGGCACAAAACGAAGCCTATGGACGCAGCCCATGCATGGATGCCTTGGGTGACACCAAGCAGGTCCAAACCGAAACTCTGCGCAAAGGGGAATTCCTCGAAAAAGGCGTCCGGCCCCCGATGGGCGCCGACGTGTCGATGAAGAACGAGCCGCAGTCTATCATGCCCGGCATGACCACTTACACGACGGCGGACGGAAACAAAAAAGGCTTCTGGCCGCTGTTCGAAGTTAATCCGGCGTGGCTCACGGGAATCACGGCCGACATCGCCCAGGTCAACGAGCGCATCAATCACTGCCTGTTCGTCGACCTGTTCATGGCGATCTCGCGCATGGAAGGCGTGCAGCCGCGCAACGAGCTTGAACTGACGAAGCGCGATCTTGAGCGCCTGCAGGAACTCGGCCCGGTCATCAACCTCGCCGAAAAAGAACTCGACGTGATCATTCAGCGCGTGCTCGCGATCCTGACGCGCCGTCGGATGATCCAGCCGATGCCGCAATCGCTCGTCGGCGTGCCGATCAAGGTCAAGTACACGTCGATCCTGCGCTTGGCACAGCTTGCGGCCGAGTCGATCGCGATGAAGGACGGCTTCCAGACCGGAGGCATTTTGTCGAGTGCGTCGAAGGCCGCGGGCTTGCCCGATCCGCTGCGCATCATTAATCTCGACGATGCCTACCGGAAATATCTGGAACTCAACAACTTCCCGATGTCGACGCTTTACACCGACGATCAGATTCAGCAACACGACCAGATCAGGGCGCAGGCGATGAAACAAGCACAGGCGCCGGGCCAGGCGATGGCTGCGGTCGACGCGGCGAAGACGCTGAGCGATACGGCGTTGCCGGGCGGAAATAGCGCGCTTGGGGCACTCGTTGGGCAACAAGGCGGGGCGCCGGCATGAGAATGATTCGCGTCAGCTTCTTCAGGCCGTTCGATGTGAAAGTGTGGTTTCACCGCGTGGCGCCGATTCCCGCAAACTGTCACGCCTTTTGGCAAGCGACAAATACGATACGGCAGTACAGAGGCCAGCGACTTCTTCGCCCACGCGATCTCAAAGGCGGATGGTTTTTTCATTGGTGCGGAATTCTCATCCGCTATGCGGATTGGTGATCAGCATGAAAACGGCGGTTTTTGCAGACGTATCCGGCGAACAGAAGCCCATCCTGGGTTTCTTGGAGCACGAGGATTTGTTTGCGTCCTATCGCACGTTTTCAGTTAAGTGTGCGCCTAAGAAGGGGCCGTGGCCGTCATTGTCTGACCCTCCAGCGAAAGGCCCGGTGATTGAATTGGCTCATTTCGAATGGGCGACGATAGGTGCCTTGCGGGACGATAGCGGCGCCTATTATGCGCGCGTCTTAATCACGAAAAACATGGAAGAACTGAGTCGCGTGCGTGGTTTCAAATGGTTTGCCGAAGAATGCGGGAAGTTCTATCCAGCCGCGCGTGCGAGTAAAACAGCATGACCCTCGCCGCCATCGCCCCGCAGTCGCGCGCCGCCAAAATCAAGTCAGGCGACGATTGGCTCACGCGCAAGGAAGCCGCGATTTATCTTTCGGACATGGGATTCCCGATGACGGTACGCGCGCTCGAAAAGCGTGCGGCGAACAACAATGCCGGCAAGGGTCCCTCGTTCACGCAGTTTTCGTGGAAATGTGTCAAGTATCTGCGGCGTGACTTGGATGAGTGGGCGCTCAAACAGACAAAGCGAATTACGTGATTATGATTATTAAGTGCAAACCTGCGTGTCCGGACGATGCATCTCTGGACGTGCAAGACGCCAACGATACCGGTTACTCGCAGACCGCCTTTAATGCTGGCTGGCTCCAAACAAATACCGTGTCCGGTCGCGCTTATACTTGCCCGAAGTGCTGGTCGAAATCCTGGGAAGGCCGCGAAGAACAGATGGGGCGGTGACCGGCATCCGGTCTCCGGACCGCACCGCCCGCGGATGACCCAACACCTTCTCCCCACCTTAATGCTTGCCCTATCTACATTCTATTGCCTCAGATTGCCCTAAGCTTCCCCGCTCGTATTGCTGCTCCGTCATCCGTGCTTCACACATGATGCATGGGCGCGCTGACCGAATCAGAAATCTTCGACCAAATGAACACGAGCTTCCGCCAAGCTATCGAGCTTGCGGAACGCTTGGCCCGCGAGCCCCTGAAGGGCCTCAATTACGACGCGCTTCGGAAACAGCTTCGCCTTATCGAAGGCTGCTGCAAGCAGGCCAACACGTGGCGCGAGGACACCCGATGGCTCGCCTTCATGACGCTGTGTGCCGAATGCCATAAGAGGGCCGGCGATTGGCTCCGCGGCATTCCGGTCCAGGGCGGCGGTCGCGTCAAACTCGCCGAAGGGACGCTGCATCCGGCTTTCATCATGCTCGCCGAGAACCTTCGCGCGATGCACAAGGCCGCCGAACAGATTCGCACCAAGGCCACCCATCGCGTCGGCATGATCCTGCCGGAGCCGCTGCGTGGTCCGCATCGTGACACGCGACCCGTTGGCTTCACGCCGAAAGTCTCCAAGGGCGGCATCATCCTTCCGGCGGAACTCAATTGAGCGATGACGCCGATCAACCACAGCCCGAAGGCAGCGACGAGCGTACCAACGTTCAGCCGTCCGACGCCGAGAAGGCTATCCTCGATCTCAAGCCGCCGAAGCACCGCAAGGAAGATCGCGTCAAACGCGAGCAGCGCGAAGCCGACGAATTCTGGCGCGCGTGCCTGTCAACACCGATCGGCCGTCGGGAGTGTTGGCGGCTCATTGCTGCTGAGGATGCAGCGCATGCCTTCCAGACGCATTTTCGCGCCGGCCCGTCAGGCGTCCCGGACAAATACGCGACTTGGTATGCCAAGGGCGAGCAGGACTTCGGCCTTCGGCTTTATCAGCGTTGGCTCATGCTCGATGTCGCACTCGTCGCGCTCATGCACAAAGAAAACGATCATCGTTTCGCAAAGCCTGAGGGTGCGTAATGGCCGGTGAGAAAGAACCTGTAGCCGCTTCTGCCGTAGTGGCGCCAGCAACAGCGGAAGTTGTCGCTCCGGCTTCCGTTGCGGCGGCAGAGACGAGCCCTCCCGGCGCTCTGCCGCCATCCGATTCCGCGCCAGCCGCTGACGCTCCCGCAGAGCCGACGCGCACGCCGACGCTGCTAGAGAAGTTCGACACTGAGACTAAGGCTGCCGCGGAATCTGCGGAGCCAAAGGAAACAGCGAAAGCCGAGCCGGTTGCGCCGGAAGCAAAGACCGATGTTAAGCCGACCGAGACGAAGCCTGGAGAGGCCAAAGCCGCCGATGCGCCGAAGGACGGCGACAAGCCGTTTGAAGCCGAGCCTGCCGCGCTCGCACCGCTCGAATACAAATATGCACTTCCCGAAACGCTCACGATGGACGACGTGCTCAAGGGCGAAGTCCACAAGGCGTTCGATTCGCTGCGCACGGGCGACGCCCAGCCGCTGATTGACTTCTACGCCAAACAGCGCCAGCAGGACGCCGAGCAGACGCTGCGCAATCAGTTCGACACGTTCAACAAGACGAAAGAGACTTGGGAAAAGGACTGGCTCGCCGACCCGGAAATCGGAGGCGCCGGCCATCGCACCGCACTCAAGGCCATCGCACGGACGCGCGATCTCGGCATTTCCTCCGCTGCTCCGGGCACCAAACAATACGAAGCCGATCGCGCGCAGTTCGATCAGTTTCTCGTGATCACGGGTGCTGGCTCGCATCCGGCGTTCGCGCGGCTCCTGCACAACCTCTCGCGTTTCACCAGCGAGCCGCAGGCCGAAGACATTCCGACTGACATCAAGCCGACCAGGACCAACGGCAAGGCGCCGAAAGGCGGCATCTACAATCACCCTTCTTCCGCCAACATGGATAAATAGGAGATTTTCTGATGGCAACTGGACAGTGGCCGACCATCGTCGATGTGGCGACGCGCACCGACCCGGAAGGCAACGTGCCGGAAATCTCCGAGATGTTGTCGCAGTGCAACGACTACACCGACGACGCGCCCTACATGGAGGCCAACGAGAAGACCGGCCATGAGTTCGTCTTCCGAACCTCGATCCCGACCGGCTCGTGGCGTTCCTACAACCAAGGCACGCCGTACTCGAAGTCGACCACCGCCAAGGCCCGCGTTGGCTTGGGCATGCTTGCCGACTGGAGCCAAGTGGATCGGTCGCTGTTGCGCCATTCCGGCCAGGGCGAAAAATTCCGGCGCTCGGAAGACTTCGCCTTCCTCGAAGGCATGTCGCAGACCATCGCGCAGACGCTGATCTACGGCAACACCACGCAGACGCCGGCCGAGTTCATGGGGCTTGCGCCGTTCTACAACACGGTGAACACCAACAACGCGCAGAACGCTGCCAACGTGCTCTCCGGCGGGGGCACCGGCAACAACAACACGTCGCTCTGGTACATCGGCTGGTCGCCCAAGAGCTTCTATCTGACGTACCCGCGGGGTTCGACCGCCGGCATTCATATGGAAGACCGCGGCGACACGGTGCCGGCCTACGACAATCTCGGCAATCCGTATCTCGCATTCACGTCTTACTTTGAGCAGGAAGTCGGCCTCGTGCCGCAGGACTGGCGCTACGGCGCCCGCGTCTGCAACATCGACGTGACCAATGCCGGACTCGCTGGTCCGAATGCGCTCGACATCTTCGCCACCATGGCGGAAGTCACGCTGTACTTCCCGAAGACCTCCAAGGCCGTGTCGGGCATCACCAAGACTGACGCGCCGGACGACGACTTCGGCACCCGGCGGGTGTGGTACTGCAACCGCACGCTGTTGCACTGGATGTACGTGCAGGCGATGCGCGACCGCAACGTGCTGCTGCGCCTCGAAGACTATGCCGGCATCGTCACCGACAACTTCCGCAGCGACCCGATCAAGAATATCGACCAGGTCTTGAACACGGAAGCGACGGTAACTTAAGGGTTTTTCGCCATTCAACGCCGCCGATCAGGCGCAGGAGAACTATCATGATCAACGACGCACTTGTGGCCTTCGTCGGCATTGGCGGCAACCTCTCGCTGGTCGCCGGTGCTGGCGTTACCATTCCTTCGGGTGTGGTCGACTTGCTCGGCAACGGCGTGGGACAGGCGCCGGGAAATATCATCGGCAACGTCACGACGTGGGGCACCGACGAAGGCGTGGGCGGCAAACGGCCCGAGCTCAACGTTGTAATCGGCACGGCGTGCACGGGCGCCGCCGGCCTCATGCTCAAGGCGGCACTCCAGGGCGCTGCGGATACCGGCGCCGCGGGTGGCTATCTCCCGGGCGCATGGACCGACATCGTATCGCAGGACGGCATCGCCCTCGCCAATCTGACGGCCGGCGCAGTGATCCTGCGCAGTCCGTTCCTGCCGACCATGCCGCCGAACCTGCGGCCGCGCTACCTGCGGTTGCTGTTCTCGCCGATGACGGCGACGGCGCTGCCGAGCGGCAACTTCACGGCTGGCACGATCGCGTCGGCGACCGTCGTCATGGTGCGCGACGATCAGGCAAATAAATTCCAGCCCAAGAACTTTTCTGTCGCGTGATGGGTGGGGAAGACGAACACTTGAAACCCGGACGCAAACCACGTCCCAAAGAGGATATGTTCATGGCTGGAAACGAAGCCAAGCCGGACGTTGCCGCAGTGATGCAGACGCCGGAATTCCAAAAGATGCTCGCTGAGACCGTCGCGGGCGAGCTCGCCAAGATCGCGAAGGCGCCAGGTGACGGCGCTCCAGTGCTCGGCGCCGACAATCAAACCAAGGAATTCTTTGCCGATATGTCGCGCACGATCGCTGCCGCGGTCGCCGAGATTTCCGACCAGGGCACGCACCGCAAGCGTGTTGCGCCGGAGATTCTGACGCAGCGCGCCAAGGCCAACGAGCGCATGATCGAACTGCTCATGAAGGTGCGCAAGGAGAAGCTTCAGCCCGAATACAAGGTGGTGTCGAAAATCTATTTCGGCGAGCGCGTCATCGATCCCTACCGGCGCGGGGCCGACAAGTCCGTCATCGCCCAGGAAATCGTCTGGACCGGCGCGCCGAACGAGGCGCTTCGCCCCGTCAACAAAATCGCCGAGCAGATTTTCGACGCCTATCGCGAATCGATCGGCTCGATGGAGCGATTGGGTAAGGCGACCTACCGCGACAGCCGTGGTGGTATGGGCGTTGTTGCGCAGGACAATCGGCCGCACTGGATGACGCCCGGTGGCCTCGTCGTCAAGGGCGATGC